AATCCAGAATTTATCGCACAAGGTTCTATAATCAGAGATTTACAAAATGCTGATATGGTATTGCTTGGAGGAGATGGAAAACATAAATCAGAACTTGAACAAATATATGAAAAAATACAAATGGGATTTATTAGTCCCTCTGTCTATTTTATGAGTACAAAAGCAGCAGAGGTTACAAAAATTGCACTTAATTGTTTTCTTACCACTAAAATAAGCACGAACTACATCTTCTTCTTGTTTTCTACCCTTTCCTTGAGTATATATGGCTTGAACATACGCATCACTGATGTCACGTCCGAAGCCTATTATGTTTCTATCAAGAGCTCTTTCAAAAGTTGTCTCTTTATTAAAAAACTTTAGTTTCTCTTGAGCGTAGACAGCATCTTTCTGTCTTGCTTGTTCTCTTGCTTGGGCACGAGCCCCAGCGTTAGCATCCATGCACACGGCAAAATTCTATAAATTGTACATTGTTTGGTCCATGTTCAAACTTACGTAAGAACTTGAAGCCTAGAAATTTAAGTAATTTTAAATGTACTTTATTTCTACTGTCAACTATATTCCAGAGGAGGGGCTCCTTACGGCTATCGACATACCGCTTCGCCTCTCTTGCAAATGTAATTGGGTATCGGTGTATATCAGGAGTGCAGAGCATCCATATATCACCTTTATCTCCTACTCCGGCCATGCCAGCAGTCTTGCCGTCAGGCACTGTAAAATACACGTAGGATGGGTTGTGAGTCATGAGAAATGGTAGGTGGGTATGATCTATCCCATGACCCTCTTCGACCTCTCTGAGGTCATCTGGACGGAGATTAGAGGCAACCTGAGTGGCAGCCTCCAATGTAAGTGGGTGAATGTAATTAGACACGTTTATAATATCGAGGTGAATAGTCTCCTTCCCATGACATAGCTCGTAGCGTAGCAGGGGCTGGATGACTTGATTTTAATGTTATATCTACGTTCATATTTCTTTCATATACTGGTACAGTCTTTATGTACTCATCTAGGTAAGGTGCATCTGACACTTCGTACTCATCTAAAAGAGAAGACTCATATACTTCAGTATAGTCTGATTTACCTACACGTTCTAATGTAGTTTCATAAAGTCCTATTTTACCAAAGTGAAACTTGACTCTATGTACAACGAGTGATGAATTGACGTCAGCTCTAACTTGCTCTCCTTGCTGTCTGGTAGGATAGATTCTAGGAAACTTAACACTATATTCATAGATGTAACCTATTTTTAATGTTACACCTGACCAGTTTCCCGGCAATGTAAAGCTTGTAGATCCAGTAGTAGTTGGTTTACCGTACCTACCAACACGTGTAGCATTAGCATCTGTATCAACAACAACTAAATTAGTAAAAGGATTAGTTACAGAACTTAACCAACTTACACCTGAGAAGGTAGTTAGGTTTGTAGTTGCGTTAAAACTACCACCACTAATTGTAGTATGATTATCTATATTTAGCTGAAAGTCTGTACCATCTAGTGTAATACTAGGATCTGTGTCATCTTGTACTAGCTTAACACTTTGTAAGTAATTATCAACATCTAAAAAGAAGTATTCATCATCTATAATAAAATGATATAATAAATTATTTTTAAATGTCCACTTAAACCATGCAGCTTGTGTACGTTTTTCTGTAACTTGGAAGTATCTATAGCCGAAGACAACATTAGATCCAGTTTTACCATATAATACAATAGAGTTTTCTCTAGAGTTAGTTAGTAAATCAATATCTTTAGGTAGTAATGTAGGAACCACCTTACTAACTTCTACAATATTAGGCTCACCTTCTCGGGCTACATTAGCCATTTCATTAAACCGACTAAACTTATTAGAGTTATCTATGTACCCTACAGTAGTGCCTAGTGAAATAGGAGGTATATCTTTATTATAGTTAAAGGTAGATATACTACGTAGTTTTGCAGTATCAGGGTTGAGTACTGTGTCATCAGATGATAACAAAAACTGTTGGTTGGTGCTGAATACTACAAGTCCTGTATTAAGTTCTATACCATCAAATATTTCAGATGGGAATGTAGAAGAAGCTGATATATCTATAGGATCAGCAGCTGAGACTGTCAACGCTGTCTCTATAAAAAAGTCTGGTAATCCTACTGTGCCGGGTCGGCATAGTACAACGTTCTCTCCTGATAAAAATGCTAATCTATTACGAAAGAATAATACTTTATTAATTCTTGAGCCAACAAAAGATGGCATGGGATTAGTTGTATCGTCTCCTACAGTTCTATCTTGATAAGTAAACTGACTCACAGTAAAGGTTGTAGTAGCTGTACGTTGTATTATTACAGGCATAGTAGCAGCATTGAAACCTAATACGATTCCCGGTTTGGCACATTCTGACCATGAACCACTACCATCTTTATCATTTTCTCCTTCAAATCTTACATAGTAATCATCTTCATCAGACATTCTAGAGTTTGATATTTTGACGACATACCCATGTCTGCACTGATTTGGTAATTTAGTTACATCGTTTACAGAACTTTGCATAACACGCATCAGATCTTCTTCTGCAACTTCTACGTTAAATGCACTAGCACTTGATAAGTATATACCAGTACCTATTACACGAGCACTAATACCAACTGGTAATTCATCTATAATACCACCTAATATAGTATCTCCAGTAACAGCTGTATCAGCATCAAAAGGTGTAGGTTCTGGTCTAACTAGACCTAAGTTAGCTTTGAGCTGAGTAGACTCATGTTCTTCGACAACAATAGTATAAGTTGCATTACCGCCACCAGAAGCACCTCCACCGGCTGTATCTAATGTAACTGTAACAGTATCTCCTGTAACCCAACCTTCACCACCATGTAGTAAAACTGCGTCACGCTGATAGCTACATCTGTAGTTACTACCTCCGGCACCATTAGCAGATGCACTATAGTTAGGGCTTACACCTTGTTGACCTAAAATATTTAATCTAAATACTAAGTTCTTTTTACTACCTGAGTCTACACTAAATACTTGTGTTCCTATACCGGGACATGTACCTGTACCATCTGACTCATCAAGTGTATCAGACTGTATTTTTATACGTGTAGCTCGTGTTAATGTAGTTAAACTACCTTCTGTGTTATATAAATTAAGACCATATTGTCTTCCATTCTCAGTTCTAAGTAGTTCAACAAAAGCAAAATGTGTATCTGGTCTTGCCGGTGTTGTGCCTGCTGTACCTACAAGTGTGTTAGAGTTTGATGTATCTCTATTACTTACAATAGTAGTATCATTAATAGTTAGAAACTGTAAGTTTTCTGGTGTATTAGTAGCTAAGTAATTAGTCAAAGCTGTCTGTCCACCTGTACCATAAGCTGTGGTCATCAGTGTACCGTCACTACAACGCCATACTCTGACCTGACCATCAGATGCTATCTGTCCTATATAAGACCCTTCTGTCTCATCACGGTAATAGTGAAACCACGAACCGCCACTTTGTACTGGAGATAGAGGACTTGTACCTACACGCTTGCTACCCGGTCTTTTAAATAAACCCTTTGTTATATCAGGTATAGCGTTGTTTATGTCTTTTACCTGTCCCGGAAATTTTAACTGATCTGGCTGTTCTGATATGCCAAGTGAGTAGTTAGGAACGGTTTGTGTTATAGTTGCCATTATCGTCTAAGGTTTCTCCAAGGTTGATAAGTTTGATATACAGTATTTTCTGGAAATCCAAACATGCTATGATTACCCTGATTACATTCGTACTCCATAAGTGCTGCTCTAGATAAAGCTTCTTGCTGTGCAATTAACTTAACTAGATTAGGGTTAGCAACAAGCTGTGTAGCTGCCATTCTAGATGCTCTATATGTAATATAACGTCTAAATATAATTGGTAGATCTTCGTAGTTTTGTAGTTTAATAACGTCAAGATCTATACTTTCTATATCAGAAAAATCATCTGTATGATCTATCTTATCATATAAGTATCCGTTACGACGTACAACATCATACTCTCTACGTGTCCAACCATTAGATACGTCGAGTTGTAACACATCATTAGCAATAGCTATTTTGCCTGTAACTGAGTCAGGTGAGTACTTGACATGTTTTTCTGTATTAAAATGCCATCCTTCTGCTTGTGTATCTACGTTAGCATCACGAAGTAGGTTATATATAAATGATATTTCTGGGTTATCATAATTGATTGATGTTACTGGTGCTTGACCTATAGCTCCCAGTATAGAGTTTACTGCGGATAGTTCTGTATCGAGGTCAATAGTTGTGGAAGCCATAATAAAAAAAGGGGAGCCGAAGCCCCCGTATAAAAAATAAAAATTAACCAAATGCTGTTGGTGCTGTGTTTGTACCAGCGTACAATTCTACAGCAGCAGCTGGGTTTAAGAAGTCTGCACCCATAGCAAGTCTTCC